ATGTTGTGTCCTTCTCCAAATCCGTTACGGATGCGGATGATAAGGTGCACACCGCCACAGTGTCCGTTACCTTGACTGTCCCACGAGTTTCCGACATCACGCGAACTGATCTTAACGACCTGATCGCGTTTACTCGTAACTTTACTGGCGTCACCGGTAACGTCGACTCTCTTCTTCGGAACGAGAGTTGAATTTGTAGGCGTTCCCATCGGGGAGGGATGGTTTAGCTTTCGAGCAAATCTGAAAAGCCAAAGATGCCAATTGACATCTCCCTCCTTGAAACTTGTCTGCAGGACGTTTACTCCGGCCGCAAAGATCTCCGGGACGAAAGCGCTAGAGATTTTAATTACATCTCTAATCGCTTCCGCTCTGAGGGTCTTACCTTTCTAACAACCGTTCTCCCTTGCTTGGGGAAAGCTGTTATTAGTGGGCTGGAAACTGGTCACTTCCTACTCCCGGCGGGCTTTCGCAAGCTCTCCGGATCTTCTCTCCCCGCTTTTATGCGGGGTTTGATGAAGTCCATTTTCCATTCAGACGGTCGGCTGCGTGATGATGCTGACGCTTATAGCGTCGGCGAAATCATGCAGGTTTCGATGCTATTCTACAAGTTCGAGACCCCTTATAAGGAATCTCTGAATCAGGCCGTCATCGACGAATTTATTTCCGTCGAGGGTGAGTTGGCAAAACTGACTCTACCCCAGTCTGGGATAGCACTCGAGATAGCTATCCGTGCTAGGTCGCTTGTCCATAGACTCCTTAATGGAGTCGATTTAAAGGACATCAACCCTCAGCACGGACCTGGGGCTGTTGCCACAGGAGAGAGGGGAAACGCTAAGTACATCTTTAAAAGGAAGTACCAGCGTTTGCACGAGACGTATCCGTATTACGAGTACTTCTCTCCTTCTCTCGGCAAAATCTCCTTCGAGTCCGGTTGGTATAAGCGACTACGCCCTGAGATTAACCCAGTTGCGAAAGTCGTTCTTGTGCCGAAGGATTCTAGGGGACCTAGGCTGATCTCGATGGAACCATTGGAGATCCAGTGGATCCAACAAGGGCTCATGAAGAGACTTGTCTCTCACATTGAGTCACACCCCCTCACAAAAGGGCGTGTTAATTTCGAGAAACAGGGGATCAACGGTCAGCTTGCTCTCGAGAGTTCAATCTCTCGGAAGTTCGCCACCCTTGACCTTAAATCAGCCTCTGATAGGGTAAGCATCGATCTAGTTAAGTACCTCTTTCCAAAGGAGTTACATGAACCATTGATGTGTACCCGTAGCGTCGCGACAAAGCTCCCTAACGGGGAGCTGCTCCCTTTGCGCAAGTTTGCTCCGATGGGTTCAGCATTGTGCTTTCCCGTCCTTGCAGTTTGCGTTTGGAGTATCCTTAATGCGACGGTCAGTGTCCTCTACCCAGGTGACCCGGATTTTCCGGATCCTGCTGACTCAGTGTACGTTTATGGGGACGATGCTCTCGTACCCACTTTTGTCACTGAGTCATGCTTCAGAGCCCTTACAGCGTTCGGCCTTAAGCCCAACGTTGACAAGTCCTTCTACCGCGGATTCTTCAGGGAATCATGCGGTGTCGATGCCTTTAAGGGGGTTATTACAACACCCTTGCGTCTTAGAAGGACTTCCTCTGACGCGGACAAACGCGATCCAAAGCTCTACAAGCACCTCCTTGCTTTGTCTGAGTCCTTTTTCAATAAAGGATTTTGGAGAACATGCAGATATCTGCGTGGCCTCCTCCAAGATCGGTTCGGTGCTTTGCACTGGACGACCTTGGATTCTGATGGACTTAGGTCCCCAGAATACTCAGTGTGTCTGGACCGTAATAGGTCAAGTCACAAAACGAGATGGAATGCTCGTTTGCAAAGGCAAGAGTTTAGAGTTAAGCAGGTTAACCCTGTCTACTCCAAGCAAGAGATAGCTTGGCATGGTAGGCTCCTAAGGGGAGTTGTTAACCCCACAGGAGTGTGGAGTGATCCACATCGCGTTGCAGTTAGACGTGCCTGCACATTTAAGCACGT